AAGAGGTTAAACAGAATTGTAAGAAACAATCCCCACTTATTAAATAAAGATACAATAAGGGTAATAGATACTATTGTATTACAAAATTATAGTGTTGATACCATACATGAGATAGAATTTCATGATACTGTTATAATACAAAACAATGATAGGGTAGAGGCAAGATATTATTATGACACACTTAAAAAGGAGATACACCATTATATTGAATGCAAGAGTGATACAATTGTTAAAGATAGATTTATACCTGTTGAAAAGGTCATTGTTAAGGAACAAACACTTTGGGAGAAGTACGGAAGCTTGGCTATCATAGTATTCATTGGACTAATAGCAATTAAGGCTATTAATAAGTTTTTATTTTGAGCAGTAAGAAAAACCACTACAAAAGATTTAAAGATGCTGGCAATCCAAAATATAGGTTAACAGAGGATGAAGCAGAGATAATACACAAGTACAGAAGAATAAAAGATGAAGCTGAATCACAAGGTTTAAATGTTAATGATGTACATAGTGGTTGGATAAAATCAAAGGAAGC